GTGAGTTGGCTCGATGAGAATGAATTGCTATTCTGCAATACCGAGGGCAAGAAGCCAATGCATATGAAGTTTCATCTCAAAAACTTGGGATTGCTGGACGATGCGGATTTGGAACTGGCGGATTTGACCATCATTTGCGGGGAAAACAACACCGGAAAAACTTATGCCACCTATGCTGTCTATGGCTTCCTGCATAGTTGGCGGCGACTGCTGCACAGCGTATTGTCGAGTGAAATCCAACCTGCCATCCAGTCGCAAGACAAACGTCAGCTGGATCTCCAGCAAATGTTTGGCGGGAAAATCAATGAATATTTGACTCGGCTGGGGGAGCTTTATGAAGAAACCCTGCCCAAAGTATTTGCCTCACAAGAAGATGCTTTCGAAAAAAGCCACTTTCGTCTGTCTGTCGACGAGCAACCCCAACTTACCAAAGGGATGTTTAAGCGAAGCATCAGCTCTAACGAAAGGCTATGGGTGACATTCATGAAAGAAGAAAACAGCCACTCCTTGGAAATATGGGTGAGCGATGGCGAGTTGTTGCAATCTCCATCCAGTGGGCTGAACGAACTGATTGCCGACACCATTGCCGACATTGTGTTTGCTCCCTACCTGCCAAAGGTGCATATTTCCAGCGCGGAACGCACCGGCACTGCTGTTTTTTATAAAGAGCTGGACATCGCACGCACACGCCTGCTCAAGGCTCTCATCCATGAGATTGGTTCAAAAAAGTCCAAAAGCGATATGCGGAAGCTGTTTCGAGAAACCGATGTGAGCTATGCATGGCCAGTAGAAAACAACATCGATTTCACCCGTCTGCTGGAGTATACCGACAAGAAAACCAGTGGATTGGCAAAGCAGCACCCCGAAGTACTTGCCGCCTTCAGTCATATGATGGGGGGGACACACAAAATCATTCCTAACCAGGGCCTGGTATTCGAGGCCAAGGGGGCCAAGCAACGTCATTTCACGATGAATGAAGTGTCCAGTTGTGTGCGCGCCTTGCTGGATGTTGGTTTTCGTCTTCGCTGCGAAATCAATCCGGGCGATTTGCTGATCATTGATGAGCCGGAGCTCAGCCTGCATCCCAAAAACCAGCGTGCTTTTGCACGACTGGTTGCGCGCCTTATTCAGGCAAACGTCAAGGTGTTCATCACCACCCACAGCGACTATTTGGTTAAAGAGCTCAACACGCTGATGATGCTTCACCAGGGCACAGAACATACCCGGCGGGTGCAGCAGAAGCACGGCTATGAAGACGCCGAGTTGCTCAACCCAGAGCGTGTTCGGCTGTATATAACAGAAGCCAAGCCCTCCCAGGACAACAGCGAGCCTGCCGGTTACACCCTCCGGCTGGCAAAAATCCACCCCGAGCATGGCATTGAGGTGAGCACTTTCGACGACACCATTCAGAGCATGAACGCCATTCAGGAAGAGCTTCTCTATGGAGGCGAACTCTGATGGCGTTGTCGGCAGCATTGGCAAAGCTCAACGACTTGCTGTCTTGTGTCACCTACAACGGTGCGAAACATAGCCATGTCCTGATTGAGGAGTGCGATGCATTGTCCGCGCTCAAGAAGGTTATTCTGATGGCACCCTCGGGTGATTGGTTCAGCTTCAATCCGGACAAAGGCCGAGCGTGTCAACGCACACAGAAATGCCCTGTCATGTCGCCCTTGTTGTCAACGGACAGTCACCACAAGCATCATCGGGCTTGTGATTGTGTCGTCGTCGTCCATCGACAGGGGCAGCTGACAGTTGCCTATATTGACTTAAAATCCAAAAACAAAAACGGCTACGCCGACCAGTTTAAGAGCACACGGCAATTTATGCGCTACGCACTGGGCCTGTTGGAGGAGTTTCATCAAGAGCGTTTTGAAATTCAGGAGCGCTATATCATCCTTCATGGAGGCAAAGCACCGTCGTTGCCCAAAACACCCACGGTGCCCAAAACCAGAAAAACGACGCCGGAACACCCCTATAAACGCCAGGTGCAAGACGGGGCTAAGCTTTATCTCAAAGAATTGTTGGCATCTAACCCCTAAAAAAACCTAAGTCCCACAAGGCTTTTGGACTTTGTGGGACTTTTCAAACCTTCTTCTTGTGGAGCCAGGCGGGATCGAATATCATCAAAAACATTGCATTATTACTTCGTTTTTCCAAGGTGGCGCTTTTGATTTGCCCCACATTTTGCCCCCACATATCCAAGCCGACAACATCAGGATTGCTGGAGATAGAACCGCGACCACCCGTCTTATGGCAAGTTAAGCATAGGCTCCTATGCTTAAGTCAGTTACCAGAGAAAAACAATGAAATTAGCTATGTTTCCAAGCGGACTAAATTGGCAAATTCCTGGTTACCTGTCCACTTTCGTTTTCATCGCCTCTTGCTGTCTCTTTACTTCCCGGGCCCAAAGAAGACAGCTCCTTGCGAGGTTTGCGTCTCTGTCAGCCCGCTCGGCCTCACCGAGAAGAAATTCAGAAGCCGCGCCTGATAGCCTGGCGTCGGGGGCTCCTCCTCCTCCAGCAGGAAGCGTGGGACAATCACCTCTGGGCATACCTGTGGTTGCAGCCTTGGCCTTGCCTGGGTCGCGCAGCCCGCCAAGGCGAGCAACCAAAGCACGAGCATCAACAGCCTCTTTTTTTGTGAGCCTTGCTTTTTCTCTTTCATACCTTCCCTCAATCTCCGAAACCATTTCGCGCTGGGTGCGCTCAAATTCTAAAACTCGCTCCGACTGCCGGAGCGCCTCCTCGGCGAGCGCGCTGGCCTCTTTTTCGTGCCGCAGCTGGACGGCTAAAAGCCTGGCCTCGCCAAATTTCGATGCCACCACCCAGGCAGCGACTCCGCCGGCGGCCGTGCCAATGACAAAAGCGACCGAAACCTTTGTTGCCGTTGACCTTAGGATGGATGCGGCACCGAGAACCAGCATGGCTAAAGCGCCTCAGTTGGCAATGGCACGCCAGGCGGCCACCTGAGGCATATGAGTCGGCTCATCGGGTACGGGCTGACTCGGACAGAGTCACTCTGGTTGCCTCCTAGGACGCGTAGGCTCCCCGCATCCTTGCCGACAACAAACCCGACATGACCGCCGCCATCTCGTGTAAAAACTGCAACACATCCATAGCTTGGCTCTTTGAGCTGTACGCCCCAACTCGCAAAGCTTCGGGCCGCCGCGCTCCTCGGGCTACGAATGCCAACACGCTCCAGGCACGCGCACGCAAAACCCGCGCACCAGGGCGTTTCGTCGTCTTTTATTCCGCCAAGTCTCGCGTCGCGCCACATTGCAAGAATCTCGGGTGCATGCTCTGGGCCCTTTACTTCCCTAAGCCCAATGTGTTTTTTTGCCTCATCCATCCATTTTGGCTCAACCATTTGCTCTCCATTCTCCAGTCACAGCCTCAAGCCCTGGGTTTAATGCATGAATCTTAGCTGCAAGTAGCTCATTGTCTTTTCTGAGCTGCTCAAGCTCGGCTCGCAGGTCCAAGTTAATTTTCCGAAGCTCCAAAATTTCAGAGTGCATCCTTGAGACTTCACTTGAAAGCTCGGCAACTCTATTTCGGTGCTCTTGACACCTGGCAACCTCCGCTCGAAGCACCTTGATAACGTCTGTTTTTGCCTCGGATAGCTGCGCGGCGGCTGACTCATCCGAAAATTTCCGAAAGATAAACCGCAGCATCAGCAGTGCGCCAGCACCTATGATGCCTGCTGCGCCTGAGATGCCCAAATACTTCAAAATCTCAACCGCCTCTTCCATCTAGAATCACCTCACAATCAGCTCATATTCCAACCGCCCGCCGCAGTGTTTGCCCAATCATTTGATGTTGGTGGACTTAAATTTGCTTGCGCCATGAGGCAGTTGTTAAAAGTTGCTGTTGTGCTTGCTGGAGCCCCAACTCTGCACGCAAAGCCAGTTCTGCACCTTGAAAATCCGTACCCAAATCGTCCAGCTCCAGCCGCTTGTTGGATACCAGTCCCGACACAGCATGTAAGACTATCGCAGTCAGCTATTCCAACAGCATATGAACTTGTCGAAGCAGTTGTATTCCTGGCCGTTCCGTAGCATCCGTTTAGAACACTGCTTAGAGCAATGCCATATGCAGTTTCTGACGCTCCAGAGGCATTTGAGTTGCAGGAAGCATTTCCAATGCATGATTGCATATACATGCTGTTTGTGAATCCACATGCAAGTGCCAACGCTGTTGCATTGTTGGTCGTCGCGCCTCCAACGCAAGCATCCAGTACAAAGCAGTTGCTAAAACCAAACACTCGTGCATCCAGAGCCGCACCTATTTGTGAAGCATAGGCATTGCACGACCTCAAGTTCCTGCAATCCCAAAATCCTGAAATCAAGCTGCTTTGTCCTGCGTAAGAGACTCCGCTATATACGACGCTTGCTCCGCATCTTATTAGGTTTCTCAGAGTCTTGAAGGCACTTGCCTCCATGCCACCATAGCCGGATACAGTGAGGTTTATTGTTACGCCCTCTATAAATTCATCATTTCCTCCAGGATATGAAGACAGTCCGCGCATTGCAGAAAATTCAGACGGGGAAGGGGTCATGCCAGAAACCGCTTCAATAGCGAGAATGCTTCCAGGTTCCCCAGTAACAGCCTTTGTTCCAGAACGGTTAAGGTCTATTCCATACGTTCTTACCTGGGCACCAATAGCTAGCGACCATGTTCCGCGCTTAATCAGAACGTGACTGTAGTCGTTCCCGGGTGCATTCCATCCCCAGTCCGAAAGTGCCTGATTTGAGTCAACAACAAACGTTGGCATTATTGCGGGAAGCGTTGGTATTCGCTCAATGGAAAAAATTCCCGTTGTTATCTTGCTTGCGTCAAGGTTTGGTATCCTGCCTGGTTCAGAAATTGGCGCATTCAGCGCTTGCAGGAGTTGTCGGTTATTGGTTTTGTCCAGCGAAATTCCAGCATCCTCAATCACTGATGAAATCTCTTCCTGAACCGAGTTTGCCCAGTCTGCTGTTACGATTGTCGCTGTCAATTCAGACATAGGACTTCCTGAAGTGAAAAATCCAGGATGGCCTGCCGTCTCGGCTGGTGGCTGACTTGGAACTGCGGTTGGGTGGTCGATTCTATGCATGCCTAGTCCTCCGAATTTATGTCATTTGCAACCTGAGCCCACGCCTCTTGGATGGCAATGATGCCGGCTGCATTGGGGTGCACCCCGTCGCGCAAAAGCGACTGTCCGCTTTGCTCGGCGTTATAAAAAATTGTCCACAAGTCCGGCCCAGCCGGCAATCCAAGCTCTGTCGTCAGGTTGCCGACGATGATGTTGTTGGCCTGGATGACGCTGTCAGGGTGCGCGGGCGCAGTGGAGTGCGGCGCACGAGCAATGATTGGTTGGTGCCCGGCTGCCCGAATCATCGCCACCATGGTGCGCAAATTGGCCTCGTAGGTGCTCCCAGCCTCAACGTTGCTGCCTAAGCCTATGCACCAATAGTGAATCCCACTGTTGGCCGCTAAAATGTTCGCAAAAAGGTCGTCAGCCAGAAAGAGCGCCGTGTTGTAGTTTCCGATTCCGCAGTTGAGTGCGAATGGGAACCGTGCTGGATTGAGCTGGGACACGCGAGTATTGAAATGCGGCAGGGTGCTGGCCGCCACCGGAGGCGTCCCCTGCAGCAAAGCGGGGCGGCGCATGAAGGTATCTGCGGTGATGCTGTCGCCGACAAAAGCCCAAGTGTCGTACGGGAGGCCTGCTGTCAGGTCGTGGATATCAATTTCAGTGATGTTTCCGCCACCGGATGTCACGCGGAAGCGCACCCAGCGAATGTCTGGCCCTTCGATGAGTGTGGCCCTGCCTGATAAAATGTTGCCGGTGGCGCTGGTAACGCCCTGCCAATCGCTATCCCCAGCTGGGTTTTGCACGGACGAATACTCAATGTCAAAACCCGTTGGACCTCCACCATTGCCGACGACGTTGTAGCTGTACGCCCACGAAGCCATCCAATGAAAGAGCAGCCTGTCTCGCGGTGTGGACAGGCGAAACACTACCCATGTGCCAATCGGCGTCGCCGGCACCCATACGCCCGGGTCCGCGGAAACGCCACCGGAGTTATCATAGTAAAAACCTGTGTCGCTGAGTCCTGCAACGGGCAAAATAGCAGGGAAAATGCGTGGAGGAAACTCGCTTGGCCCTGGCCCCTCTCCTCCTCCTCTATTTTCATCGAAAACGAGCGCAATATTGCTGTTGGGAGCAAGCGCCACAAACTGCTCTCCACTGCTGGCCATGCATGACCAGTCTCCAGAAACAGGCAATGAATGCTCTTCAAAGCTTCCCCAGGCGTCAAAGGACACCGCCACGTTGCTGGCTAAGAGGAGCGCCAGCTCGTCCCCCTCTGCGCCCTGAAGCCAGGGAGCACCCCCAGGTGGAGTGTCGAGGCCAAACGCAAGGCTGGGCAATACAGAGCGCGCCAGCGAGGTTTGGTTTTCGCGCAAAGCCACGAGCTGGCCAAAAATGAACGCCAAGAGAATGTTTTCCTCCAGGTCTTGGTAGATAACAGGTGCCGCCCAGGCATTTGCGCCATCCGCCAGGCTCGTTAGCCTGCCTGTCGAAAAGTCTCCCGCGAAAAACCTGTCTGCTGCGTAAACGAGGTTTCGCCAGTCGGTGTTAAAGCCAAGCGCCGTTGTCGGCTGGTCCCATGTGATGCCATCAGTTGTATGAGCAGATGCCTGGTAAACTTCAGCTATCGCCAGGAAACGAACTCCTCCAAAACGAACCTTCGACCAAAAAGCAAAGGCCGGAAGCGTTATTGGCTGCCAAGTGTCAGAACCGTCAAGCAGCATGGCTCCTATGGTTCCGGCCGAGGTTGGGCCACCAGCAATAGCGATGCAGCGCCCAGCGCCGTGGGCAATTGAACACCACTGCGCGCTGGTGGGCATTTGGCCTAAAGTCCAGTTCAGCCCGTCTGTGCTGTATGCACAAATATTTGTCCCGCGGGCAATGGCCACATAGCGCGTGCCGGCCCGAACAATATCGCTCCAGTTCAGCGACGATGGAAGGGTTGATGTCCGGAAACGCCAAGCTAGCTCTTCCGCCGCCGCCTGTGTCACGGCCACTGTCCGAGTTAATCCACCACCTGTAATCGTTATGGTGGCTGTTCGCTGAGCTGTGCTCTGGTTTTCCGAGGCAGTGACAACAACAGAGGCGTTTCCGCTTCCGGAAGTCGCTGACAATCCGCACCATGAGGCGTCCGAGGATGCGCTCCAGCCAGTATTTGAGGTGATGCTCAGGTTCCGCTGTCCACCGTAGATGCCAAAACTAAAGCTCGTCGGGTTCACACTGAGCGTAGCCGCGGCTGCGGCCTGTGTGATTGTTACTGTCGCCGTCAGGCCCCCGGCAGAAATTGTTATGGTCGCTGAGCGTGACGCCGAGGATGTGTTGCTCTGCACGCTCACCTCTACCGTTGCATTGCCGCGCCCAGAAGCAGGCGCAACGGTGCACCACGAAGCGTTCGAGGATGAGCCCCAGCTCGTGTTGCAGGTTATGTCAAACCCGCCCGCGCTCGCTCCGGCACCAATATTTATGCTTGGAACGCTGATAGACAATGCCGGAGCTGGGGGGGCCGGCGGCTCACAGAAGTTGCCTCCGGCAGAGGAGAGCTTGTACTCTGCTGCCCATCTGGCCATGTTGCCGCTGTCCGAAAGCGGCGTCGTTTGCTGCCATTGCCCAGAGCCAAATGCGACAAGAGCGCCGCCCATGCCAGCAATCTCATTGAGGTGGTGTGGCGTCAAAAACCAATCGACGCGGTTGTCCTTAAAGCCGGCAAAGTTTGTGTTGCCATCATTTGTGTTCGCGATGTTTGGTGAACGCGCATTTCCGAGCGGCAATTGCCACCACACAAGTGGCTTTCGCAGCACGCGGCGGATTTCACGCGCCCACCTAAAATGCTGCGCGAAATTTGGGGGCGCGCTGCCTGTGTTCCACCACCTGTTCCATCCCCTTGGGTCAACGAGCCTGTAAAAATCCGCGTCTCTGTCGCACGCCTCTATGACAACAAAGTCAGTCTCCGACGCCCCAAGCCCAAGCAAATAATTCGCAACCCTTTGCGCGTGCGCCTCGACATCGAGGAGCGCGTTGGTGTTGTAGTTGACGTCCACCATCGTTGCCCATGAGGATGCGTGCAAGCCAACTCTTGCATTTGGCGCGTACCTCCTTACCATGGCAATCATGCACCGAGCAAGGCCCGCCACGTTATTCTGGAAGCCCGCGCTGTCGGTCGGGTTGGCTGCCTGCACAGCGGCTGGCAAAATAACCGGAGACTCTGTCCCGGCGTCCAGGCTTCGGTGCTGTGCGAAGCCCCAAAGGTCTGGTTCAATGTGGATGATTGCACGCGCGTTGCCAATCTGCTGCAACATAAAGCGCCAGTCGTCGAAATATCGCCTCAAAAACGTCACGTCGTTTGCCGGCCTCAGGTCTTCTTCGGCGTTGGCCGTTTGTACCCAGGTATAATAGGTTACCATCGGAACTAAGCTATTGGCTGCGCAATATTGAATGAAGCTCCGAAGGTATTGGCCAGGCGGCGAATTCCAGCACCCCCACCAGCCGTCAAGGCCCGGAGTGCATATTTCTGGAATACCTGGGCCCGGTGCCACGGCATTGGCGATGTATATATAGCGCACGTCCATGATTCCTGGGTTTGCGCTGAAGAACGCAGGCTGCGCCTGTGCTCCAATCATCACCCTGTTTTTGCCAAAATACTCCACAAGCTCCCGCGCGTCGCACACAACGGCAGCTGCTCCTGCCTGGCTGACAGTTAGCGTTTGTGTGAGTGGGCCCGCTGACACGGTTATTGTGGACACCCTAGGAGTTGTGCTTTGGTTTTCAGACGCGCTCACAGCGACTATTGCATTTCCGCTTCCAGATGCAGGAGAAAAAATCAGCCAGCCCTCACTCGAAGATGCTGCCCATGGCCTGTTTGAGGTGATATAAAATGTGGAATTGTTTCCACCAGAAGCCGGAACAGAAAGCTCTGACATGCTCAGCTCAAGCACCGGCGTGAATCCAAACAGTAAAATGGTGTGTGCAGGTTTGAGCCGATTAAAAACACACTCGAGCAGAGCCCTTCCTGAATCCGAAGAGGAATTTACGCGCCAAGCATACCTCCATTCGTCTCCATACAGCGCGTCTCCAATTCTTGAAACGCCAACTCGAAATTGCCGAAAAAAAGTGATGGTAATCTCAAAACCAAGCGCTCTCGCCAATTCGATAAAGTACTGTGCTGACTGACCTCCAACTCCCGTTAGCCTTCCGACGAGCGCGTTTCTCCTTTCCTGCACCGTTTGTGTAGCCTGCAAAGTGACGCATGTGTCCGGAAGTCCAGCAACGCGCTCCCAGTCAGAAAGCAGCTCGTGCGTCGTGCTTGGCAAAACCTCACGCATCAAGTCTTTCCCGCGCATGTCTATGCGTGCAAACTCTGCTGCGATAGCCAAAATTAATTCTCGGATTCTCAGTCCGTTCTCACGAGGCCAAGCAATGCCGGTCGGAAGAAGTGCGTTTAGCTGCTCAGCATATTTCTCTGCGAGTGTCTCCATGGATATCACACAAAAACAACAGAACCAAAAACAGGGAGCGCATGCGCGACCGGAATCACATTGCTTGCAGGAAGAATCAAGTCGTGGCTAAATTCGCCTTCGGCAGCAGAAATCGCTTCGCGAATTCGTGACAAAAATATTGTTCCTCCTGGCGCTGCCTCTCTCTTCAGAAAGTCAATTAGCTCTGCTCGCACGGCGTCTTGCACATCTTGCGTGTTTGGGTGCACACGCACGCTAGAATCAACCAACATTGGCTCGTTCGCGAAGACTACAACTGTTGCTGTAGCTGGCTTCAAGGAATCAATATGCGCCTGGACAGCAGCAATTTCGTCGATTCCAGGAAATATGTTTGAGTCGAAGTCTCTGACAAATGAGACACCAACGGTTCCGCCTCCAAACATTAAAGGATAAACCCATGCACGAGTCACTCCTGGAACTTCCCTTGCCCAGGAAACATAGTCATGCGCAGCGCCGCCATGCGGTGGACGCTGTATCCGCGCAAGCAATCGCTCCAAAAGACTTGAGTCGGATTCTATGTCTGTTCCATTTCTTATGACACCAGAAGTCCCGGTGCTGCTTATTCCAGCGACCGGTCGGATGAGCGTCAGCTGCGTTCCATCATCTGCATTTCCGACACCGCCGGCGGTGCTGCATATGACGTTGATAGAGACAATGCCAAGCGATGAAGAGACGTCCGCCTGCGTAACATATTCAATGCCATCGGCACGCCGCAGGATGCTGCCAGCAGGAACTATAACGCCATTCTGGAATGCATCCAGAGACACGCTTCCTGTCGCAAACTCTGCCGGCTTGCGCTGTATCCCCCAAATTGCAGCCCACCGCGGAAGCCACTCGTCGGCAGTGTCAATGATTGCCTGTTTGGCTATCCAATCAAGGTGTCCATGCAGCATATGTGATGCGCCACCAACAGCCTTCGCCAGAACTCCAAGAACCGAGCGCCGAAGAAGCGCACCAGAAATTCCGAGGCGCGAAACGAGGTCAGAGAAAACCCTATCAATAATTCCCGTTATTGTTGGCCTATTAAACGGCATTACTCAAGCCCTCCATCCGTACAGCCTGTGCTTGCCACGCATAGTTGTAGCGGTAGCTCATCTCTTTTCCGTTTTTCCGCGAAATATTTACCTGAATCGCCAGCATTTCGAATCGATGGCTTTCGACGATGACATCCACATGAGACGCAACGTTGTCATCAATCATCCATTTCAGTGCCTCACGCGCATACTCATTGGCCTTCGCCAATACTTGAGGCATTTGCTTCTCCCTGGAGAGCAGCCATAACCTGCTTCCAATTTTGTCCATCTCTGTGTCTCCCCACCACCCGCGCTTGTCAGTGTCAGCTGGAGGCAAGACATCGTCATCGCTGGCGCGTCGGTCCGAAAACAGAGAAATGATGACGGCTGTCTCCAGGCCCCTGTCTGTGGCGATGTCGAAACCATCAAGCTGGATGTCCGCTTGGAAATGCTGGTTAAAAGCTAGTCGGATGTCCATGTCTCTCCAGAGTCACGCTATGGTCATCCCGGGTGCCGGGAATGAAGAAAGCACTGATGAAATGAGTTGCGCGCAGAAAAGGTTGATTGCCAATGGCTGATTGTTTGCGAAGGCAAGGTTAATGCTGAGAACGCCTGCGGGGTTGAATCCAGGAGAAGGCGGAGAGTGCGCAATGGACTTTATGCAGGTTGCAAGCTCCACCAGCATAAGCGGGAAGGCATGTTGAGGCGTAAGCGTCCTTCCACCACTGAGTACAATTGGAACTGGCCCAGTTCCAGGGTTGTATGTCACGACAGCGTTTGTGCGTATGTTTGACGTTATTGCATTCCCAAAGATGCGGCATGCATCGTTGGCATTGTCAGGAGCCTCGTTATCAAACGCTGCTTGAATGTCATCATACATACTGGCTGCAGTGAGTGGCATCATGTCCCCGCAACCGTGTCGCCCACGTGGGGCGCGCCAGTGAAAAGGCAGTTTGTTATACCGCAAAAAGGCCCGCTTCCTGATGGCGCTGCGGCCCCTCTTACGGTGAGTTGTCCGCCTGTAATGGTAACTGACGGCGAGCTAACTTCGGCGCTCTGCGAGGCGTTTATGGTGGCTGTCTGTGCGTTGAGCTCAACGGAGCTGGAAGCATTCACAATAAGCTCGCCGGTCTCAACCTCGATAACATTTCCTCTTCTGAGCGTTATCTTGTCTCCCTCGTCTGTGTAGATGCAGACTTCTCCTCCCTCCAACCCCTTGACACGGTAGCGGCTATCATTGGTGGCTATCACCACCCCATGTCCGCGCTCTCCTCCGATAAAAACCGAGACCGCCTGGCACTTCGGATGTGGAACACTTGTAAATCCGTACTCCTGGAACCGCTCTATGCCATCCCTTGTTTCATCGTCCAAAAGCGTTGCCTGTACAAGCTGCACTGGTGCCTTATCGTTTATGGCTGTCAAAACTGCTCTTCCAATGGTCAGCATTATTCGCCGGCGTATGGGGTCCATCAGCTTGTTAATTGCGTCTATCATCGCATGCACCACCATGGGTCTGGCCCTATGCCCTTCTTCTTTTTTCTCCCTTTAAGTTGTCCAAGCAAATATGCGTCTGGCCTTGACAGCCCAAGCTCAGTCGTCATGCCTGAGCTATCTGAAATTCCGAACTGGACCCTGGCTATGAGCAATTCACCATCCTGCGAAAGGTATGGGCTCAAAACGGGCACCATCGAATTCATTTCCCACAGCTTTCCGTCGCTCTGTTTCCATCCTTGAACAACAACAGAGACGCGAGTGGACTTTCCAGCACGCTGCGCCGCCTCCAGCTCTGCCCTGTTTTGAGCGCTACCGAGCGTCGCAGAAGTTTCTCCGGCAATAATTTTTGGGCGATACCTCTTCACGTTTTCGTCTGTGGCAGTCATTGTCACACTCGTGACAGCGTCTTCCCATCCGTCATTCACCGCGTGAGTCTGGGCGATGACTTTATACTCTGAAAACCGGCGCGTGAAGTCATATTCAGCCTGTGCCGACTTTATGTTCTTCCCTTCAATGAGTGAATCTGTCGCGCGTTTCTCTCCAATATTGGCGATGATAATGCTGCCTTCACCGTCCGTCGTCACAACCATAAACCGTTGCTGCGCAGCACGATTAATTGCCTCAAATACTGTCTCCGACGGCTGAATTCCAAAGCGCGCGAATGGCTCTCCAGTGTCCACCTCACTCTTGACTGAAAGCCCAAACGGATTTGTGAGTTCCGAAACTATCTGCTCGAGCTTCAGCCCCCTCAGCTCGTTGCTTTTCACGACAGCAGAGCAGTCGACCAGGTCTCCAGTTGCGTCCCTCCCAGAAATGCTGATTGAATGACTGTCAGCATCATAGCTTGGTGAGGCCCTGTCAACCCAACCTGTGACGATGGCCACGCTATCAATCCTCAGCTGGCACTTGTCTCCCGGGAAAATCTCCCAGCGCTTTGAATCGACTGCCCACCTGTCCGTCGCCGACAAACTAAAACTTCCGGCTATCGCATCAAGCGAGCGAGTGACGCTTGCCTCAAGCCATCCAGAGTAAACTTTGTCATTGACAAGGAGCTCAATCTTAGGCTTCACCGGCCACCACCCTCAGAGGAACACTCCCCGGAATGAATCCGGGGTGCTTGATGCCGTTTCTGTCTACTATTTCCTGAGCCCGAGAAATGTCTTCATAAAGTCTATGCGCCAGCACCAAAGACGGAACGGTCGCGTGAGGCGTGTATGTCATCAGATATGGAAGCCGCTTGTTTTGCTGCGGCACACCTTCAGCGATGATTGTTTTCAGGTCCTGGAGCGCGCTGAAAACCTCGTCAGATGTTTCTTGGCTCTCAGCAATTAGCTCGAGCTGCTCCATTATTTTTGAATGAACCTCTTCCGCGTCATCTATTGCCAGATAGTCGATTGTCGGCGCAACACGAGCGGCTTCAGTCACCGCCGATGTTTTGATGAAAGAAGTGATGGCGTCCCTGTTGCGCTGCTGAGCAACCCTTGTCGATGTCGTCAGAGGTATTGGTTGAGCATCGCCACCGAAGCTGTATAGCACCGAAACCGCGTTGAGCTCTTCACGCGAACTTGCAGAGATAGTAGACAGCGCAAAAAAGATTCCATGAATGCGCTTCGCAAGCGCCTTCGGCAAGCCAAGCAGGGCTGACAACTCCCTATTGAATCCATTGAGTACATTCAGCGCCTCAGTGATGTTTCTCGATAGGCTATTGTTTGTAATCCTCCGCATTGTTTCAGAAAAATTAGCAAGCATATTCCTTGCGTCGCTGACAACGAATCCCGGGAGTCCAGATATTGAAAACATGTCAGCAAAGCTCAGCACGGACACGGAACGCACAGCGTCGGCTAAAAGTTCTGCCCGGGCGACTATGTCAATTGCTTCTCCTGGGAAGCGATTTTCACCAGCCTGAATAAACTGCAGGCTGAGGCGGGCCATTCGTCCCTCGTCAGATGACTCTCTCAACGAGCAAGAAAGGCAGACGACATTTATCGTCCCGAGGTACGGATGGACCAACTCGGCAGACCCCTCGGCTTCGCAGGCCCTCATAAGCGCGTCGCGCTTTGAAAAATAATCATCCCCGATGACGTATGCCTCAACGGAATATTGACGCGCCCTCAACCCCATGTCTTCAGAATATGGGACGTCGCGCTTCGGGTATTCATGAATGACAACTCTTCGTCCAACGTCAGCATTGTGGCTCTGCACTTTGAAAGTCGCACCCCTGAATGATGCCTGGCGAAGGTTGTCTTTCCAGTCCATCTTAGCTCCCAAAGGCCGTTGCGTAGCCCATGTTCAGATTGAGCTCTGCGCTGTTATTTCTCCCGGGCATAACTGCGGCGCCTCGCGGGACATTTTTGAAATCCACTGTCACGGCTGCGTTGTTTGTCCGAACTACATCTTGCATGGATACACGCGACTGCATTCCCGCTGACTGAACGGCCTGTCTGACGTTTGCGGCTGCTCCCGTGGGGACTCCAGATGGAGTTGGCCATGCATCTGAACCAGAGTCTGACGATGGCTGTCTATCAGCGTCCTTCTTGTTTCCAAACAGCATGCGCCCGACAGACTGATTAAACTCTTTTTTGGCGTCCGAGAGCTTCCCGAGGAATTTAATGAGACCGCCAAGTTTTTTAGACATCCAGTCCCACGCGCCGGAGACAATGCTTTTTATGCTGTCCCAAAGCTCTGTAAAATAATTCCTAATCGGCTCCCATCTGTCGATGATAATCCCGAGAGGCGTGAATTTAAGGCATATCCATTTTATGGCATCCCATGCTGTGCCAAATACAACCTTGATTCCTTCCCATAATAGTCCAAGCCATTCCTTGACCGGCTCCCAGTTGTCGATGATGATTCCAAGAGGCGTAAAGCGCAGAACGCCCTTGATAAGCTCCCATGTCGCGCTCAGTGCATCTTTGATTCCGCCCCAAAGACGTGAAAAGAAATTCTTGATTGGCTCCCAATTTTTGTAGATTAAATAAACGGCCCCTCCCAGCAATGCGACAGCCCCCAGAAACCACCCAATCGGCGTCGTCATCATCGTCCAGCCAAGCGCGACAAGAGCCTTTCCAAGCCCAGCGACGGCAAAAATAAGCTTTGCGGACACAACACCAGCGAGAATTTTTAGTGCATTTCCAAACCCGCCAACCCTATCTATGGCTCCGCTCACGAAATCAATGATGTTTCGCACAGCACCAAATGCATCCAATGCGCCCTGCTTGACAGCTGGCCAATGCTCCCGCAGTGACGCAATCCACTCTGCAACTTTTGACTTCATCAGCGTTGAGTTTTCACCAATCCATTCGCGGATGGAGGCAACGACTTCGTGCACGAGCGGTAGCAGCTCAAAACCAATGGACAGTGCAACGCCCTTTACGGTTGACGTCAATCTCGTCAACTCGCCGCTGAACGCAGTCCCCTCTGCGGCTTTCTGTGCATCAATGACTTTCCCGAGGCGCTCAGCCTCTGCCCCCATCTCCCTGAGGCCTGCGGAACCATCCTGCAGCATGGGAAGCAATTTAGCGCCAGACTTCCCGAAAAGCCCCATGGCCAACGCTGCGCGCCTTGGGCTATCGTCTGGAAGCTTCTGTATCGCATCGGAAACACGGTGGAACACCTGTTCAGGAGACATTTTTTTCAGGTCGTCCATTGATATCCCGGCACGACCAAACCATTTCTGCATCTCCTTGCTTCCGCCTTGAGCATCTACCATCCCCTTGCTCAGCTTGATGAGAGAGCCTTCTAGCTCTTCAACGGAAGAACCTCCTTGTTCCGCTGCGTACGCGAGCTTCTGGAATTCAACGACGTTTACTCCAGCCCTCTGAGAGGCCTTGAGCATTTGGTCGCCATAGCCGGCAGCATTTTTTGCGAGCACGAATATGGCGCCGCCAACAGCTGAAGCCGCCCCAGCAACTTTCTTGAATAGTCCAAAGGCTTCAGAACCAACCTTTTTGAATCCGTCACCAACATCTCCCAGAGACTTTTTTAGCTTAGGAATGCCAGTTGCCTCACCAAATGCTTTCATAGATTCTTTTATGGGGCCCGTCATTCCCTCAACTTTTTTGTTGAATCTATTCAGTGGCTCAGTGGCCTTTCCAATTGCTGCTGAAGCTTTCCCGGAGAAAGACTGCATAGTCGCACTGGCTTTATCGGCGAACTGCTTCAGAGGAGCAGTTGCCTTATCGAGCATCTCGAGGACAATTCCTATTTTGTTTTTGTCCTGCGCCACCTTTATCTATTCCTCTTGTTGAGCAACGAAATGTTGTCGCGCCAAAAAATTATGTCGTCGTCGTCAAGCTCCAGCAACGCATCCGGCGACCATCCAAATGCACAAGCAAATTCAGTTATTGCTTCCCGCCAGTCGCTCGGAAACTTCCTAAAAAACCGCCGAGCACCTCAAACAGTTTAGTGATGTCCTTCCCATCCATTTCGTCCAAAACGGATGGCGGATGAGCGGTTAAGGACTCTGCAATGGAAAACATGTCTTTTATCGTTGGCTCAGCCGGAAGCTTGCGCAGCTCTCGTCCCTTCAACCTTCGTGCTCTAATTTGAGTGATTATTTCGGTTCCGAACTTAATTGGATAGTCAAGCGGCACATTGACTGAGCCATCTTCGTTTTCTGTGCAGCCCACAGGCAACTCTGTCTTTGTCTCTGTCATCGTATTTCCTCACCAGAAATCGCTTCGAAACGAACGCCAATATTTCCTTCAGCGGTGTTTCCTGTGCCTTCTCCTGCATACCAAGCGTTGCGCATAACAATGACTTTCCCGTTGGCCAACTCCAGAGTCAGCGTCATGTTTTCGCGGGTTGTATACTCATTCAGGTCTAGGTCTGGATGGTCTGTTATTTCACCCTCAACAAATGGGACTTGGGGGACCTCCACATAGCCATGGATTCCATCCGAGCCAACAATCGCATCGCGCTTTGGGCGTCCAAGGTTGTATGTGAATTCCCCCTTAGCTTGCTGGATTCCTCCATCAAGCTTCAGAAAGATAATGCCGCCTCGTTTCAATTCTCCTGCCATGTCGTTGCCCTCGAATTAAGATGGCCTCTCAGCGCCCTGAAGCAGAAACGCAATCTTCGCTGCGCCGACCATGAAGTTGTTGATGATGTCCGGGCTTAGAAGCCAGTCGAGCCTGTTCGGGTCCGTCGCATTGCGCTCACAAATCAGGTCTCTTTTAAACTGCTCTCCGTTTTCAACGAGCCCCATGTCCTCCCAGTCTCGGAACTTCGCAACAGCTTCAGCCTTGCCAATTTTCGGTGTGATGATTGCCTGTCCAACGCCGTACCGAGTCCCATCGTTCGCGAGCTTGTGACGTGGATACTTCCGAAGGATGTGGTTTCGGAAGTCCCAACGAAGGAAGCAAAGCAGCATCGGCGTCATTGCGTCCAGATAAGACGGGTCATCTGCGCCGGCAGGGTTCGTTTTATACGTCGTGATGATTCGCTCAAGACGTACAACACCTCCAGCATCCACTACAAATGTGGATATGCCGTCGTAAAGCAGAATGTTTCGTTCCTGCATTGTGAACCTATCACCAGATGCCGGAGGAAGAATCCCCGTGAGCGGAAGCGTTTTGAACTGCCGAGCTGGGTCAATGTTCGAATAGAACGCGACTGTCCCGGCAACAGCAGCGGCAACCTCCCATGGCGCGTTTGGAATTCCATAGGCGCCCATAATGGAGACGTGCGGGCTGTTCCTACTGTTCCCCAGAGTGCCCAAGCCAGAATGGTTTTCGCGGCTGGCCGCAAACGCCATGCCCTCAATCATCCGCATGGGTCCCCATCGGTCCGAAAGCTCTGCTTCAATTGTACTAAGAGAAACCGCGTCTGTGTACGGCAGAGCGATGACGTGGTACTGCTGGTCGCCGAGCGCAGCTATTGCTGCCGCCAAGTCCGGGTTTGATGTTCCACCAGAGAATGTCGTCGCCGTTGCTCTCACGCCGGAAGGAAATTCTTCCCCCGTGTGAAAGTTAAAGCGAATATCAATTCCGTTTCCTGCCGCGCCTGCGTTTTTTGATGTCAACGTCACCACGCCAAGCGCAGAAGTTGCAGTCACGGGCATGTCCGCGTTGGCGTTTATGGAAGTGGAAATATTTGAAGCAATCGCCTCAGCATCATCTGAAACGTTGACACCTACTGTCATTCTTCTCCCGCTGACATACATGTTGATTGTTCCGCCGGCGGTCGGTGCACCGACAACCGTTATTGTACAGGTCGCGGCCTGTGCTGCTGCATCATCATCAACAGCGATGGCCCATGTCTCAGTGAAATTATTCACACGAATCAGCGCCTCAAGCATGTGCGCCAGCATGGAGCCTGTACCGAAAAAGTTTTTTGCTTGAGCTACGCTTGTTATACGAGTTGGGACGTGAGCAACAACACTCCCCGTCGGCAGACGCTGTCCGATAACAAGGATTTTGTACGGCTGAATTGTCGAGCCCTGGACAGCATTCTCGTTGCTGATTTCCACGGCTACAATAGGGACTCTGAGCGTTGCCTGAATCTGATTAAACGAAATGGCCATATTTATTCGCCCTCTTGTTTCTTGGTTTCAATCGCTTGCCTTCCGCCTTGTTGCTCAACCTCCACTACCTCTCCAGAGGCAAGCCTTCGAAGCCAGTAGTTGTTTCGAGGCTTTACTTCGCCTTCGGGTTTTAGGTGCGCTTTCGTTACCGGGTCGCGAACCAAAAAATTTCCGGACGGCTTTATAATCATCCTATTTTTAAGCTGCTCTATCATCCTGCGCCTCCATCATGTCTCGAGCTCAACTCTGTCTTCAGTGGAAACTTCCATGGATTGATTCGGGCTCCATCGAACGTTCGCTCGCTCGAAATCCTGCAAAACATTTTCCTCTGGAACACCTGGAGCTTCCACACCACGCGAAACATCTGCTGTGAAATAGGTGACGTCATAGCTCAGCGTGCAACCACAGTAGATGCTGTCGCCCTCACGACTGAATTCAATTTCTGTCCCCGTGTAGAGCACGTCACTTGCCGAACCAGAGAGTGTCTGATGCTCTGACATAATCCACTCAACCTGCTCTGACACATCGTCAACGAAATCGTCTACGCCATCATCTGCCCTGGCTACTATCTCTATTCTAATGCTCAGAGTTCGCTTCAGCTCTCTTGGAGACTCGTTGAAAAGCTCTGCTGACTCAGACTGTGTATAAATGAGTATCAACGGAACCTCTGTTTTCGGGTCGACAGGCAAAACCCTCGACGCAAAAACATTTGCTCCCGCATCCGTGTTGCCAAGCAGTGCAGCCACTACGGCATGGCGGATTCTTTTTCGCTTCGCACCCATCACGTCATCCTATGGAGAATTATTTTTATGTGCCCTTCGCTGTCCTTCTGAGGCTCGTAGCAGCGATATTGAACCCCATCGATGATGACCATGTCTCCCTGCATCCATTCACCGCCCGGAATGTCCTCGGCGGCAACACCAATCATCGGATTGTCGCTTATGATTTGAGCTCCAGTATTCGGGTCAACGCTGATAAAGTTTTCATCGAAAACGACATCTTCAAGCTCTGTATCTGTTCCTCCGCGACGATAAAAGACACGGACATCACCATCTTCGTCTCGTCCCATTCCGAAAGTTTTCAAACACGTTCGAAGCAGACGCGCAGATAGGTCAGCCCATGCCATCTCTCTTCTCCTAGACTGCGGTGACGGCAACGCCGTTAAGGCGCACCATGACTTCGATGTCAGCCGCTGACGCCTGTGCGGTGCAGACGCCGATTGGATATAAGCCAGCGGCACTCGTTGACGTCGCGGACAGAGCGACAGCGTCCCAAAACATAGGCGTACCTTGCGCCGGCGCAATCGTCGCAGCTTTTGGAAGCAAGACAACACCTTCAACAACACCAGCGAAAACATCTCCATCCATGGCGTCAACTTGCGGAACCGCGAAAATGCTACCAATAACGACCGGCATCCCAGAGACAACTCCTCCAGCTGGTGCAACTAAGTCGAGTACGTTTCCAGGTTGAACAAAGTTTTTCATTTCAAAATCTCCATTTCAATGGCTCTACTTGATGTTCAAAAATTATGCCGTTCCCGCATTGGTAACAGCGCCGTGCCAACCAATGCCGCCGACTGCATAGTCATAGCGGACTCTGAGCTCTGCCCCGTCTTGGCGCCAGCCGTCTTTGGTTTCCAAAACTGGCTCTCGCTGTCCGTCCAAGAATGCGACCTCGAGCACTGGCGCAGATGATGCGTTTGCAAAAATATATCGACGAGTTCCAGTCAACCGCGCTGTGTCGACAATGTTCTTAAAGAGGCCGTTGACCATGTTCGGCTTCTGCAATCGGTTTGGCGTATCCGGGTCATACTGCGCCTCGTTGAGTACGCGGGCATTTCCGCCGAGCTCAACAGGGACCAACAAAATTTCTGGGCGCAAATCCAAAATTTTGTTTCCAGAAGGGTCCTTCTGCTTTGCCATCTGTACCCGGTCATTATCCAGTCCCTCAACAGACAAAATGCTGTTTGACGAGATATTGGCATGGTCGGTGTGGAAAATCGGTTTTCCATCCTGCAGCAGCGGTCCCATTCCGCCGTTGAGAGCGAGCGCGGCATAGACGTCAACCTCAACAGACAGCTTCGCGGCACGCCCCAGCATCATCATGAGCTGGCTAAATGCTCCCATGTCATCATTGATGATTGTTTGGCGAGAAATAGCGACGATATTGCCTTTTGTTTTTGCTCGGATTTTTTCCTTCATCCCGTCAGGAATGTTTTTGTTTTTGTACTCCCCCGCATCGCTCAACTCCTCGAGCACACCGAAGCTGCCCATGCGGTAGCGGTTGTGGTCGCGGAAGTCAGACACAGAGCCAACTGCGCAAAAGTTCTGCCACGTGTCTGGCGTCACAGCGAACTCAGCCAGCAACATTTTGTGCATCGTATTTTCGAGCAGCACCGCAAAGTCTGAGGTTGTGTTCATTCCCCAGCGGTGCTGGAATGCGTGCCCAGCCAGCGACATGACATCCATGCCATTGGTTCTCACGCCGGCGCGCTCTAGATAGTTTCGCGCTAAGTCCATCAGACGCATTCCGCGAAACCCTCCGGCGTGCAAATTCTTTGCAGCGTCGCCAAGCTTTGGCGCCATTCCTGACTTGAGCAGCAACCAGTTCGTTGCGCCTGCGAGCCACTTGTCCCGCGCGTCATCACCAGAAGATACCCGCACATTTCCGTTGATGGTCGCCTGCGCCTTGACCAAAGCGGAAAGAACTTCCTTCCGTGCGGATTCTACGCTTGCTCCAGAGTCAATCAGATGACTCTCCATGCCGCCTCGCAGCTCCTGCGGGAGCAACGCGGCTGCTTGCCGAATATCAACCTGGCGCTTCCGCTCTGCCTCTATGCCGCGCTGCATAGTGCGAGAGCATTCATCTTCTTTGTCCTCGTCTTCATCTTCAGCGCGCTCTTCATCACCATCCCCAGCTCTTTCTCCTGCAGACAAAGACTGTAAAACAGCCTCCATCACCGACTTCGCTATTTTCTCTGCCTGAGACTCCGAAACATCCCCAGACACAACCTCAGCGGCTGCTGCCGCAGCAGATGCAGCAGCCGCCTCAACCTCCTTCTCGCCTCGTTTGGAAACTTTAACTCCGCGGGCTAACAACAGCTTAAGCACCAATTCCTTGAGTTTTGCTTTCAACATTTTCACGTCCCTCTCAGCACTTCTGCTGCCAAAAAAAATGCACTCGTTTTTTTTATCGCTTGCCCTTACCTGCGCCCGCGCATCGGCCGGAATCGGAACAAAAGAGATTTCAAAAGGCTCCCAGTCTGTCGCGTTGTAGACAGGCTTTCCTTCATCGTCCCCCTCTGCACGCTCGTATTTGTAGACGGCATAGCCGATGGAAATGTTCCGCAATATTCCTGCGCTGACATCAGCTACAATCGACTTGACGTCTTCTCTGTCGCTAAAACGAATTGTCGCATGCCCCTCGTCCCCGGAAATCCACGCTCGCTCAACGACACCAATGACGTTGCTCAAATCGAAGCTCGCATGGCTGTTGAGGACTGGTGCTCCGCTATTCAGCCTTGAAAGTCGGCAGGCAGATGCATCCATGCACAGCCGCTCGCTGAACTCTCCAATATCAGCGCTCTGCCTAGGGACACTGTCTCCAGTCGTCCATACAACATCAATCGTCCGCGTGTCCTTATTGTAGGTTGCCGGCGCGAATGCCGCCGCCCTGAATTGCGTCGGAAAGTTCGCCTTGAACTGCGCCGAATTGCGCTGTGACGATATTTCTTTTTTTAGACCCACTAAGTAGTGGTAGTCAGCGCGATGTCAGTTTGCAAAAATCGCAAGTCGAAAGTTTTTTACACCTCCTCTGAGGCAGTGTCTTCGCCTCCAGGCTGCGCCGTTGGCTGCAATTGTCCGAATGAGCTCATCTTACGCGGGTCGCTGTCGAGCGAGATTCCGAGCTTGTCGAGCAACTTGTTGCACTCTGCATACTCTTTAAAGAACTCTTCTGGGTCATAACCCATCTCTTGCACGGCTTCGAACAAGGTAAGCACCCCGCCCCTGACGGCTTTGATGATTGTTGGAATCTCTCTCGTCGGGTCAACGAGGGTGCGCCTTGGCGGTGTGTGTTTGACTTTAATGCCATCAACCTTGTATCCAGCAAGCGCTGCGGCATCCAGAAACCAGGCGAAAACTCCATCGCAAAACCCAGGAATAAACATGTTCCACTGCCAGACATCTAAAAGGGAATGGAACTCGCTGCGCCCCATGCGGCCGCTTGTGAAGTTAACCTTCGAATAATCTCCAGTGAGAGACTCATACGTTATGCCAATGCCTGCGGCAATTTCACGGTCAGTCACCGTCATATATTCGCCATAGCCTTGCAGCACTGGAGGTGTAGCGAGAACGATGTCTTTGCCTGGCGGCAAAATCTCAATGGCTCCAGGCTCTATTCTCTCTTTTAGTTCGTATTTGTCAGATGAGCTTTCAGGAACCTCAATGTCCCTGATGAATCCGGCGAAGCAGGCAGCTACTTTCTGGCGCACTGCCTGCGCGTCTGCATACTCATCTCTGTCGCGCGTGCGCAACATGACAGGGGCAAACCAAGTCACACCCCGAACCTGGCCTGCTCTCCAGATGCTGTATATGTGGATGATGTCCCTTGCATCAACGCGCCTTGAGGCTGCAAGCGTATTTCCTCCTCCGTACCATCCATTTCCAGGGTGGTCGTCGAACATCCAGTATGCAACGCGCCTCCCCCTCGCATCAAACTCCACGCCCTGAATAACCTTGCCTCCGCCGCTCGTTGAGCCATCCTTTGTGCTGTCTAAATAATCAGACTCTAGCAACTGTATTTGCATCGGAAATTCTGTGTCATCCGACCAAATTCTTCTCACAAAGACTTCGCCTGACTCAACAATTTCTCGCGCAGCTATCTCTTGCTGGCCGTAAATGTTGAGCTGCCCTATAGCGTCACAGTTTTTTGTTTCTGCCCATGCATTCCATACCTCTTGAAGCTCTGTGTTTTTAATTGATGTCTTGATTCCGTGAGCAACGATGTTGGAAGCCAGCACTGACACGGCGCGCGTTGCGTGAGAGTTGTTGCGCACCAGGTCTCGTGCCCTGTCGCGAAGCAATGTCAGCCCGGAGCGCGTCTCCGCATTCGCGGAGGTGGATTGTGTCCTCCAACCTTCAGTGCGTCTCCCTCTTGCTGCGCCCTCATAAGCCCTGACGGCCTCAATGGCTGCGCGGTAGCGCGCACGCTTGAGCGCCCACTTTGGTGAAACGAATTCAATTGTTTTATCGAGGAGACTCTGTCGCATCACTTTAGCCCCTTGCTGAAGCTCGCATAGCGACGGGTTCTTCCGCTGGTCAGACCAAGTTCTTCCTGCATCAAACCTCTGAGCTTCAGTAGTTCCGACAGAGAGTGGTAGCTTACTGTCCTGTCTTGGTACCGGACGGTCTGAGCTCCGCTTTTTAGGATGGAAATGACTCCATCCAAGTCCTTCAGCGTCCATCCTGAATTGTCTGCCATCGTCACAACCTCCGTCCGTTTTTAAGTACAACGGAGGCAATCGGCAAATTAGCGGCTCCAAAACGAGCTCTTTGTACGGACAATTTCTCTTCTGGGATGTTCTCTTTTTGCTTCCACGGCAGGAGCAGATGGCGAAATAACATTGGCCTCTCGCGCTGCAATGCTCCCTTGGGTAACACCTAAAATCGCTTCGCGCTCCCGCCAGTGCTCTTCGGTCCACCTGTCCAGCCCGAAGGCACATGCGACAGCCCTTGCTATTATTCGACATGACAGAGCTTCGTCTCTTTCTCGAGTCTTTTCCCACCTGTGTTTAATTATCCCGAGCCTCCTGTCCAGGTGTGAAACACATTGCTTGGCTGTCAGTTGTTTGAAAAATTCTTCGTCGTACTCAGGGAAGCTGCACCATCCCTGAGGCATTTGGGCGTCTGGCTTCTCTGGTCGCTCCAGATTTAGAAAACCGTACAGCTCGGCCATTGCGATATTCAGTCCGATTTTCCAGACGCGGACACCACGCCTGTGCTTTTTCCCGTCGCTTCTAGTCTCACGGTGGGTTGGTATTCCAATCATTACAGCGGATGTTTCATGCCCCTGCGTTGCCATAACTCGCCCGCCTTGGCCACAAAGGCGCACGAAATTATAGGCAATCTGTGTGTTATACCTGGCGTCAATCCCAATCCTGTCAAGCCGCATTCTTTGGCCGGCTTCGTGCAAAAATTCTTCGTTTACAACTTTCCGCAACATCTCCCAGCACTCGCTGTCAAGCGTTGCTGTGTCGCCAGGGAAAACACGGTAGTCGACGGACCATGACCTCAGCCCCCTCCCGTAGGCGACAATCTCAAGCTCAAGCCTGTCCTTCTGTACGTCGACGCCTGCAGCCAGAATTCTACCAGGCATCGGAACAATGTTTCGCTGATAACTTTCACGACGCTCGAACAGCCTCCTCCATTCTGGTTGGTCGCCTGTTACCTTCCATGTTTCAGCAAGCTGAGTGTTTATGAAAACTTTCAGCGCCTCCTTATTGCCCTGCGCCTCAATCCATTTTTTGGCGAGCTTTGACATTGGCTCCCAAGGAGATGCCAGCTTACCAGCGTGAAAGCCGGCGTGGTCATCGAAAGGCTTTGTCCCTCTCCACCCATATCCTTCGTAGTATTTCCCAGGCTCTGAGTCCTGTACTAGCGGTCGCCTTCCTGCAGAAAACAGAGCCCTCAAACGCTCTGCTTCATTCCATGGCTCTCCACAGTCCGCACAAAAAAACATTGCCGTTTTGCCAAGAGGGTCGTCATATTTGACGTTGACCCACAGCATCCTGTTTCTCCGCTTGCATTTCCAGCAATCAAGCTCAAAAATACGCTCGTCACTCAGACGGTATTCGCGCGCAATTTTGCTGCCTCCGCCATTCGGAGTTGGCTCAAGCGTCGGAGAGCAAACAGAAATGAATTTGCTGTCCCAAAATGTTGCTTGGCGTTCCATTATCAGCTTGAGCTGGTCCCCCTCGACGCCAGCTGACGGTGCAAATTTATCTATTTCATCGCACAGAACAACTCTTGCTGGGTGGTCAGCCAAGTCCCCAGGGACATTCGAACCGACCAATATAAGCTGTCCGCCGATGAATTTCTTGTAGAGCTTCGTGTTTCCTGAGTCGCGTGATTTTGGCCTACTGAAAATAGCTGTCAGCTCTGGTGTATCCGCAATCATTGGAGCAATGCGCTCTTCAGAAAATATTTCTGCGCGCTCTTTTGTGTCACGCATCATGATTATTGTGCACGGCTCTTGGTGTGCGTAGTATCCGATTGTGTTCAGAAGCACCTCGGACTTGAGAAGCTGTGTGCACGTCTGGCAGGACACGCGCCTCACGTGTGGCTCTGTTATCGTCTCCAGTATCCCGACGGCCGGAGGAACCCGTTCGCTTCTCCATCTGCCTCGTTCTGCCGCGGGAGCAGATAGGATGCGAAATTTGTCAGCCCACTGCCTGACTGTCATGCGCGACGGCGGCCGCAAAACTCTTCTTCGTATTTCATGAATACGCTGTTCAAGCGCTGCCTCAGAATCAAGCACTTGCGACAAACCCTGCAACGCCTGATGACAACTCCGACAGAGCGTCTTCAATAGCCTTTTGCAACGCTGAGCGAATGACGTTTGCGTCATTAATCAGCGATAGCTCTTGTGCGAGCCTTGACGGAATAGATAGCATTTGCGCGCGAACAGCCGAATAGTCGCGCTCAACAATTTCAGCGACTTTTGCAATCTCGACCTGTTCCCCGATGGTTTTCTTCACCTCGAGCTCTATTTTCTGGGCGGAATAAAACTCTTTTTCAGCACGCGAAACGCTGTACTCTGGAATGCTCTTCTCTGTTTCTTGGGAACCTGAAATATTTACGGACGAACGCTGTCTGATTCTCCCCTGCTCAACGCCTTGCTCTGGGCGCTGCATTGCCTGGTTTGTGCGCTCGCGCCATTGCTTGAGTGCAACGTCGTAATCCAGCATTGGGAGCTTCCTTTCCCCCTTCTCGTCCCATCTGGCTACTGTCACGCGCCCAGTCGCTATAGCCTTCCTTACCGCCGTGTCCGACACGTCGACGCGGCGAGCAAATTCGCGGATTGGAATTAACTCGCCCATGCCTTTATTCCTCCGGAAGCATTAGCGCGCATACCGGAGCATATTCCCCATCCACTCCATCTGCAAACCGCCTGCGAACCAGCTGCAAACCGTCTGCGAACCATGGCTCAAAAACATTTTTCGCTGCTGGCGCGCTTAGTTATGCGGCATACCCATGTCTGATCCGCAAAAACAAAAACCCAAATAAAAATTAACTAACTGGGCGAGGACCGGGCCCGCAGTCACCCATGCTACATGGGGGTACCAGGAAGAACCTAAGGCCGCCCATGGATCATACCCCCTCCTGAAAATTCAGAAGAAAAAGCTGGATAACATAGCAAATTTAATTAGTTAAGATATTTTCCGCGCTGCAAACCGGAGGTTTGCAGACCATCGGCAACGCGCATGACGTACTGCACTTGGCAATGGCGCAAAATCTGCTTTTTTGTTGCAAATTGCAACTTATCTGCATTCTGAATATTTGTAGATCCACGAACGCGACATAGCGCCTAACCCTTTTTGAGGTACAGCCGCAAATATCGATTAAACAGCATTGGCAAGACGTACGTGGCCAGCTCTCCAGACTTCTCCTTGAAGCGCATCCTGCGCTTAAGTGGCTTGGCCCCCCAAAAAGTATAAAGTGGATTTAACTTGCTTCGGCGGCCCTTCCATTTCTTGCTTGGCTTATCCCATGTTCGGCCTTTGACACGCTGAAAAACGGTCCATTGACCTTTTTTAGTTGGCAAGAGAACAGTGCGATGCAACCCCCTCCCTCGCTTATCTATCTCCAGATTTTTTATCTGAAACTTTATTGGAACATTTTTGGAAAAGGTCTGGCGCGCCTTGCTTCCGGTGATTGGAACAGCCACCTTCTTCTTTCCTTCACCGACTGGGCGCTTTCCACCCTCTTCGTAGGCGTGGAGGAAAAGCGGCGTCCCCTGCACGCGCTCATCAATGCCGATATGAGCAACAAGCTTATCGTTTTTTGGCCACTCTAAAACCTTGACCCGACTCTCAAGAAAATTATTTTTGCGAACTTTAAAGCCTCGTGGAATCTCTTTCTTCTGGGATTCGCGGACTTTTAAGGCGCAATCTGCAAGCGCTCTGCGCGCCGCCTGGCGGATTTTCTTTCCTTTCCCGGCAAATTCTTTTGCAAATGAGGAGGCGTTTGTGTCGAGCTGGATGAGCATGCTACAGCTTAATTCCTGACTGGGCCCATCGCAGATTCTGCTATTCCTGCGCGCAATTTCCCCAGCCATACAGAGCTATAAAATCATGCAGTTATATGCAAAAACTGTCGGTTTAACCCACCGCCTCCCACCACCACAATTCAGCTTTCATTTTTTGGCGCGGCCGTCGGCAAAAACAGCAGCCCCAATGGACATGCCAGCGCCGTGAGCATAACAAGAAAGACTTCGTCAATTTTCTTTTTCTCTTTCTCGTCCATTTTCAGCTTGCCTTTTTGTGCTTGCGGACAGAGTCAAGACGACGCTGGACCTCAGCCGCCACAGCCGGGTCTGAGGGCTTCTCCAGCAAGGCCAGTACACGCTCTGCGTTCCTGCGCCTGCATTCGCGAAACTCCTGCGGCGTCATGACTTTTCTTCTCTCGTGGTTCCAGTCGCGAATTTTGCGAATATCTTCAAGTGTGAACGCCGGGCTGATTTCCGGCTTTGGTACGTCAGTCATAGTCTGCCTCCTCGAGGAGCATGCTTGGAGAGTATATCATTATGTCCCTGTAGCCATCCAGCAACGCAATCATTTTTGCCCCTCTTATGGTTTTGGCATTCACAATGTGCTTGAAATTCCAGGAGACAATAATGTCACAGCCCGATAGCAGCGCAGCGGCTATGTGGAGGCAGTCGTCAAGGCTTTTTTCTCTCAGAATGCCAAGCTCAACAAATTTGTTCGCTAGCGCCTCCGCGTCGCCTCCAGCATCCACTCTATCATAGTTGATTTGCTTAAGAAAACCCAGCAGGCAGCCAAGCTTTGACGCCGAGCAGCCCCCGAGCTCATCAAAAACAACCTCGGATAGCACAACCTCATATGCGCCAGCTCTGATTTTCTCCCAAAGCCTCCAGGTGTCTTCCATCTTCTCTGGCGTCTCTGGGGCGTCCAGGTGGCTGATGACTGAGGTGTCGAGGTAGATTTTGGTTTTCTTGCTCATGATTTATATATAGCACACTTTTGGGATGCGTCAAGAAAAAAATCAACCTTTGCTTCTTTTTTTTGCGCGCCTTCTTTTTTCTCTGAGGTCCGGGTTTTGGATTATTTTGACGGTATTGAGCTTGAGACCACATTCGGTTGCTATTTCCGCCTGCATTTTCTTTCCTTTATAGGCGATTATGTACTCGATGAGGGCGTCGGTAGCCTGTACCCACTTCTCGACGCCTGGCGGATACTCGGCCCATGACTTTCCACAGGCCCGACAAAGCCAATTTTGAGCTACAAATTCGACGAGCGTAGGCCTTCCACCGCGCGGGATATCTCGAACGAAGCGCTTGAGGCGGCCGTTTTTTACAACCTTTTCGCTCGAACAAAACTCGCACACTACTCCTTGCGCCATGCTGCCTCCAGCTCATCCGCCAGCTGTATCGCTGCCTGCCCTCTCTGGCGCAGCAGGTCGATTATTTCCGACTTTACCCCTTCTGGCAGCTTGAGGGCCCCGGAGTCCCAGGCCTTTATGCGCTTGGCACTCTGCATGCGCAGCGCTTTCATGAGTCCATCGTGCCACCGGTCGCCATAAAGCGCCAGTCCGGCTCTCTCTATGTCGCTTGCATCGCTCATTGCCGCCTCCTTTGTCTCGGCGGGGGAGCCACC